CAAATATCTTCAAAGAAGTATTTGAAATCACGGCGACCCATTTCAAAATCGACTTTGCCTGTAAGGTCAAGAAGGGGATTACTCATTGTCCGTCACCCCATCCTGCGGGCAATAGGCTCATATCATTCCCACTACTTACATCGGCCATCTTTTCCATTTGAAGTGATTGCGGAAGTAAGGAATAATCGTCTTGAGACCTTCGGACCATAAAGGGTTCAGGGTCCCCTTCGCCTCGTTCACCCATCTTTGGCGCAATACTCAACGACACAGGTAATCCTTCTTTTGATTCGCCTCTTACCTGTAATGGAACGCCTGCATAATCCGGCCCGTAGCCTTCTTCACCACTCAAATCCATGCCCGGATAATTCATAGACATACTCTCAACGGGTAGTTTCGATACGAACTCAAGCAATGCAGGGTCGAAGTTCAACAAACCGATATTAGCCAATTGGCGGTCAGTTAAATCCTTCTTACTTGGCAATAATTGCTTGAACTCTTTTGGTGTTGTATCAAAACTTGTCCAACGTGGCTGGGAAGGCACATTCATTGCTTCCATTCTCTTACCTGTTAATGGTATATCCTTCAATTCATATCGGCTTTTGAAATCAGGACCAAATCCGATTTGTGTTTTTGCATCATCAAGCAGGTTGGTTAATGTAAACGGCTGTTCGGGACTTCCGGGGATAGTCGCTGGATGTGGAACTTTTCGGATATTTGGTTTGCCATCTTCAGTAAACATCTGATCAGGGAGAGGGTAAAAGTTCCCTTTTGGATTCAATTCCTTTACCCTTTCAATATAATCGGATTGTTCTTTTTCACTCATGTCTGCAAATCCGGGGACATCTTCAGGCGTATCCCACGCTCGGTCAACATTCCATTCCATATGTGAAGAAGGGGCATTTTTCCATTGTAGGACCCCTGCAATTGTTTGTGGCCTTGATTTTGGCTGTTTGCCCAATGCACCCTTATACCAATTTACAATCCTATCACTGTCTAAACCTGTAAATCTATGGCGGCTACGGTCAACATCGCCCACCGTCATCATCATAACTTGTGCTGGGTCAAGACCCATTAAGCCAACAGGTTCCCCTTTATCATTCCAAAATACATCAATATCAACATCGTTTTTGTATCCCGGTGCTTTGACCTTCCTCATCATGTCCAACATTTGCATTAAATGTGAAGGTGAAAGTGTCGGGGTCCCTGATACATCATCGTCCCCTAATGGATACAATTCTTGACTTGGGGTTCTGCGAATCTTTGCTTTGTCTTCTCGTTCTTTTGCTGCGTCATAATCAATAGATGAATCATCAGTAGCGGGGGCGCACATATTGCATCCACTACCTGCACATTGATTGCACACCGCTTCATAATCAGAGTCGCTTGGGTCAATTGGATGTCCAACCATTGAATCCTTCATACTCTTTGCACGGTCATACATCTCCCTAATTTCTTCAGTTTCTTCATCATAATCTACATTTAATTCTTCGGCAATATACTTGTCGAATTGGTTGAAAAGATGTTTGGCGGCATGATAGTTCCCCTGATCAGCCTCCTCCTTAATTCCCCAATACAATTTATTTGCATTGGAGGGATACAATGAAGGGAATCCTGTCTTTTCTGCTTCTTCAGGGTTTTCAAGAATATCAGGCATTTCCATGAGTTCTGCAATCGTGTGGGCGTTGTCCAAATCTTCGCCCAAGTATGGCTCATCCTTTTTCGGAGGTTCGTCTTTTGGCGGTTCCTCCTTTTCCTTCTCATCTGCTTCTACCAAATCATCTGCTGTTTCAAATGGAACAGAATTGCCTGACTCTTCATCATAACGAGAGGGATTCATTTTCTTTTCTTTGTCGGTGGGGTCTCTATTCAAACGTAGAACCTTACCGTCCCATGTAGCACCTTCGTTGTCGATCAGATTCTGCGCCTTTTTGTTGGTAATTTTGCTACCAATGATTCTGCCG